TGGCGAAGGCATCGGGTATCCCGGCATTACTAAAGTCCGCACCCGCACAGCGCGGCCTCCAAGCGGTGGCAGAATCCCGACCAGGGCAGCTCGCACAGAAATACGTAGTGGACCCTGTTGGGAAGCGGCTCGTGACGGATTACGGGAAACCGAAGGAATACGTTGAGTTTACCGAACGCCGCTTTCGAGAATCGGCATTAGCAGCGGAAAAGGCAGTAGACATTGGGAAGCGGATCAGCACGCTCCCCGCTGCTGAACAGCGCACGATCACGCAATACATGGAAGCCGGATCGAAACCAGGGCGGAGCGCCGTGTTGTCGGAGGCGTCGAAACGCGGTGAAGACACCCAGCGTCTCGGGGCCTTGGCCGACGAAGCGATCGGGCGCGACATCGCGCTGGGGCAGGCGTTAGTAGATGCGGGGATCATGACCCCGAAAACTTTCGAGAAATGGAAAGGTCGCCATATTCGCCACGAGTATGTGAAATACGAAGATCCGCTTGAGTATTTCACGCAACTCGCTAAGAAAGGGGCCGATCCCGAAGACCTCGCTGCCATTGAGCAGGCCGCCGCAAGGTCAGGAATGACGGGATTCAGCGCGAAGACCATGCGGGAGAACAGAGAGTTTCTCAGGAGGCGCACTGCCGATGCCGCGACACGTAAGAAGCTGATCCCAATCATGGAAGCCGCGCATCCGGTCGCGAAGGGAGAGTTACTCTCCGGGCAGCTCGTCGCGCTTCGACGGTTCTTGGCGGATACGACCAAGAAATTCGGGGAAGATGCGTTCCAGCCGGGATTTGCTCAAGTCCCTGATGTGAAAGCCGCTGGACCGGCGGCTGGCAAGTGGTTTCCCCAGGCGATTGCCGATGATTTAAACCAAGGCATGACGAAGCCGGGGAAAATGATGCAGAAGTGGCGTACTGGTGTGGGGTGGTGGAAGTACGGCAAGGTGGTGCTCAATCCCGCTACGCACGGCCGCAACATGATGAGCAATTACATGCTGGCGACGATGGCCGGACTCTCCCCGTTTCGACCGCAGCGGTATGTCCAAGCTATGCGCGCCTTGAACCCCAAAAACAACGATGCGTATTTCCGTGAAGCCAAAGCGGTCGGAACGTTTCTCCAAGACACGTATGCCGCTGCGGAATTACCGAAATTACTCGACATCTCAGGCGACCTCAGTGGACTGCAAAAAGGATTGACCGCCACGCTGCGGAAGATCGGGCAGAAACCCTCTGACGCGTATCAGTACGAAGAAAAACTCTTCAAGATGGCGATGTACATTGATAAGCGGAAGGCCGGGATGCTCCCGAAAGCCGCTGCCGATTTTGCCGAAGAAGCCCTCTTTAATTACCGCCGCGTGCCTGAGTTCATTGACCAGATTCGACGGACCGGCGTGGTGCCCTTTGTCACGTTCTCGTACAAAGCGATCCCGGCCACCGCGCGAGCGCTCTGGCAGCGTCCCGCGACCGTGAATCGGATCGGGAACGTCTTTCGGACCTTTGAGGATCGCACGCCAGAGGGGCATGATGCCCGTCACTTGCTCCCTGAGTATATGCGCGAGGGATGGATGAAATTACCGTGGGCGGACAAGAAGGGACGCCCCCAATACTTCAACATGGACTACATCCTGCCCTTTGGCGATATTGGTGAACTGGCTACCGGAAGCGGCTTTGGTGGACGCGGCGGTCCTGCCGCTGGATTGATTAACAGCCCACTGGTCACCACGGCTGCCGCCTTGGTAACAGGTGTGGACCCCTTCACGAACCAACAGATTGACGAGCAATTCGGGGGCGTGAGCAAATATATCAGTAACTTGATTCTCCCCTCGCTGGCTCCCGAGATTCCCGGTCTTGGCGAGTGGGTTCCTGGCGGGTATGGATATAGAGAGATTAAGGGGGCATTGGAAGGGATACCGACCAACCCCTTCAGTATCCGGGCTGAACCACGAACCCTGTTGCAAGCGGGTACCGCTAATCTTCTCGGGCTGCGTGTACGTCCCGTGGATTTCCCACAGGAGTACCAGTATCGTCTCCTCGACATCAACCGGGAGATGCGAGATGTTAAAACACGCGTGCGGAAATGGCGCACGGCACAGGAGCAGGGCGTCAATCCGAAGCGTGTCAAGTCGGAGCTAGAAAAGCTCTCGGAGCGGTATGCTGAGATCATTCTGAAGTATGCGGAGTTGCGGAATCGTGTAGTGCCGTCTCCTAATCCATCGGACGTCAATGCAACAGAAGAGCGTGAACAGGCGCTCTCCCGGTAGAATGTGATACTACTATGGCCCTAACCCTCACCCCCACGCCGTACCAAACCGTCCTGGACAGCGACGGGAATCCGGTCTCTGGGGCGCTCATCAATACGTACCTCGCCGGGACCACGACGGCAGCCGCGACGTACACGACATCGACAGGCGACGTCGCGAATGCGAATCCGATTGTCGCCGACAGTGCGGGCCGCTTCGTCGCGTATCTGAGCGCAGGACTGTCCTATAAATACGTCGTGACCACTGCGGGGGGGGATGCGATCGATACCCAGGACAATATCCTAGCCGTGCCTGGATCGTCGGTAAACCTCGATATCACCGGGACTGCCGGGGAAGCGATTGCGGCTGGCGAGGTGGTGTATATCAGCGCGACGGGTGACGCATCAGGCACTGCGGGGTTGTGGTACCTCGCGGACGCATCAAATGCGTATCAATCCACCACGGCGATTGAAATCGGCATCGCGGTCAGCGCCATCGCGATCAACACCTCTGGCACTATCCGCCTCGCTGGTGAAGCGACGACTGCGACGTCCGTCGTGGTCGGCACGAAATACTACGTGAGCGAAACGGCGGGGGCGATTACCAGTACCGCGCCCACGCTGTCGCGTCTCGTCGGGATTGCACAGACCACGAGCACCCTGATTCTGAACGCCAACCCGCTGACGTTGCCGCTCATTGTGTCGCAAGGCGGGACGGGCAAAAGCGCGCTGACGGCGTACGGCGTACTACTCGGCGGCACGACTACGACGGCCGTGGTCCAGTCGATTACCCCGGCGGCGGCAGGGCAGCTCCTGAAGTCCGGCGGCACGGGAGCGGTGGCCGCGTGGACGGACGACCCGTCCGTCGCGACTCTCACGCTGAGCACCCCGCTCGCCGTGGGGAGTGGCGGCACGGGGCTCAACACGCTCACGAGTGCGTCGGTCATCATCGGTGCAGGCACGAGCGATGTGACATTCGTGGCCCCGTCCACGTCTGGCAATGTCCTCAAAAGTACGGGCAGTGTGTGGGAAAGTGCGGCTGCGTCTAACAGTACGCCCTATCTTGCGGCGGCAGTGGGGTCCAATATTTTGACGCTGTCGGTGGTGTCGGCAGCGGGCGCGGCCCCTTCCAGCGGGTCACCGGTTGATGTCACGTTTCGCAATATCACGCTCGCGACAGGCGCGCCCACCACCATCTCGCTGACGGCCGCGACGACCGTGGCGATTCCTGACACGGCGCTCATGGGTACTACCAACGACATCCCCTTCAGGCTCTGGATCGTGGCCTTCAACGACGGGGGCACCGTCCGTTTAGCGGCGATTAACTGCGCGACGACGGCCTCGGTATATCCACTGGCAGGATGGGGTATCGCGTCTGCGACAGCGGTGAGTACCGGTGCCGACTCCGCCCAAGTGTTCTACGGGTCGGCTGGTGTCACGGCAAAATCCTACACGGTGCTGGGGTACGTCACTTATGAATCGGGGCTCTCAACGGCAGGCACCTGGTCGGCGGTGCCCACGCGGGTACAGAGTTTTGACGAGAGCGTGCGTTTGCCGGGGACGCCGCTGAATCACGTGTACGCGCGAGACACCACGGGGACGACCTCCAGCTCGAACACAGACGTGGACACCGGGCTCACGGCCACCATCACCCCGTCGAGTGCCGCGAATCTTGTGCTCGCCTCGGCCATCCACAACGGTGTGCAGAAAAACACCGGGGATACGGCGGCTCAACTGTCACTGCTGAGCGGTGGGAGTATCGTCGTGGTCTGGACGCTGGCACAAGGGCGGACAAGTAGCACGGTCACCGTGACGGGTACGACGGGTATCGACTATCTCGATGCACCCGGCACTGCGTCATCGCGGGTGTACAAGACCCAGCTCAGAAGCCAGTCGAATATTGCGGCGGTCGGGGTAAATAATGGGGGGGCCTCATCCACGATGACGCTCACGGAGATTATGGCATGACACTGATTATGGACGCGATTCAATGGCGTTGGCCCGGCGCGCGCTGCGCGACACAGGAAAATCACGTGGTGCTGTGGGAGGGCCCGATGGCCGAACCGAGTCCGGCGGAACTCGCGCAGGCGGAAGCGGATTACGTGTCCGGGCAGGTCGCGGCGTGGGACGCGCTGCGGACGGAGCGCGATAAGCTCCTGTACCACACCGATTGGACCCAGATTACTGGGGCACCGCTGGACGAGACAGCGGTGCTCGCATGGGCGTCGTATCGGCAAGCCCTGCGCGACCTCCCCGCGAATACCGTCAATCCCGTGGACGTCATCTGGCCTCCGCCCCCTCCCAGCTAGTCATGGATGATGTAAGCCTGGTCATTGCGGTGGGCGTCCCATCGGCGGCGGCGGTCGCGTGGCTCGTGACGCTGCATAGTCGCGTGCGGGCACATTCCGAGCAGCTCCTCGAAGTCAAGGCAGACCTCAGGTATATCCGTGAGCGTATTGACCGGGCGTTGAACACCTGATGGCGCGCGTGGTCTGCAAGCCGTCCGTGCGGTTCAAAGGCTTCACCCGAGGGCTCGTCAGGATTCTCGGGGCCGTGGTGGTGGTGGCGGAACGTACGCCACTGCAACAAGTCGTCATCACCAGTGTGAACGACGGGAGGCATAGCCTGAGGCCCAGGTCACGGCACTACACCAACGAGGCTCTCGATATTCGGTCGAAGTCGTTCCTCACGTCCGACAGTCGGCAGCGATTCCTGCGACAACTCCGCCGTGCGTTGGGGTCCAGCTTCTGGTTGGATTATGAAGGGCACGGCACGGCGAACGCCCATTTCCACGTACAGGTCAAAAAAGGGCATCAGTATACCGGCACGCCCTGATGCGTCTCATAAAGCTCCTGCGTCTCTATCGGCAGGCGTCGAAACTGCACAAAATTATGGAGGAAGCGAGCATGAAAAAAATGTGGCGCTCAAAAACCATTTGGTTTCAGATCTTCAGCGTGGCGGCGGCAGTCTCGGGGATGCTCCCCATTCCGGCTGATATTGCGGCAGCGATTGTCGGCGTGATTAATGTGGGTCTGCGGTTCGTGACGACTGAGCCGGTGTCTGTGGCATAGGACGGCCGTTGATCTCCTTGCGGAGCGCCTCTGGACTCGGAAGCAGCGTCTGGTACTCGGGGAGAGGGTCACCCATCCCTAATTGCATGGGTCGGCCTTTCCGGACCTCGTTGTTGACGAGATAGCCCTTGCCCAGCGCAACCCTGATCCGCCGTGAGGCGGCAGACTTATCGAGGTTGAGGCTTTTCGCCACCGGTCCCAGCGCCACCGACTCTGTTGAAGGACGGTCACCGAGCAAGCTCTCGACCGCTTGGACGGTCTGACGAATGGTCGGCGAGACGGTCGCTTCCACTGCCGCCTCTAGGTAATCGCTGACCAGACGCCGGACGGCGGCATAGTCCGCGACCGTCGCTATGAGATGGCCCTCCGCATCACACTTCCGGTTGTCTCTGTGCAGCAGCGTATGTGACGTGATCAGGCTAAGTAGCAACTTAACATCGCACCTAAGTCGTACAGCAACTGGAGGAATCAGACGGACGAGGTTCAAGGCAAATGGAATGACCACCGTTTTATCGCAAGTCATCGTTCTCTCCGAGAAGCGTTGAGCGTTAATAAAATCCTTGACAGGGTTTTGGGCTCGCGTGCCGACTACCATGTTTTCGAACAGACTTGGCAAAACCACTGACGTCCAATACGTTCGAGCATGCGTTCTTCCCCACAGTAGGGGCATCGAGGGAGCGACGTCGTCACGGCTTCTGTGTGTCTAGCCCACGACGTGGTAGGGTCGGTTTCATGTGGTCCTCCTCCCGTGAGATGTCGTGGCAAAGCGTGCGGTGACTACCGTGACCCACTGCTCTCGCGGGATATCCTGCCACCACGACATTGGTGGCGCGACGGGACGCTCCTTCTTCCCGAAAACGATGGCGTCTGGCCCGTTTGTGGACCGATGACGCC